TCATTATTTCGTTGCCATTAGTTGGAAATCATTAACCGCCGAAATCAAAGCCTTTGTTACCTCGTCCTTAATTGCCGCGCTCGATTCTTTCATGTTTGTAGTTTGGATGGTGAATTTCTCAATCAAATTGCCTATATCGATGTTGAAATTCTGCATCTTTTGCGCCTCGACTGATGCGGTGGTTGTGCCGCCTGTTTTCGGTGCTGTTGCTGATGATGTTGGCGTTAATGAGGGCGGTTTATTTGCAGTGGTTGCAAGCGGATTAATTGCCTTATTTGCGGTGTCGATCTGTTGACCTTCTTTTACTTTTTGATTGAGTGAATCTTGCGCCTTTGCTGCTGCATAAATTCCGACCGCCAAAGCAGCGGCAGCACCCGCAGCCACCGCAAACAATCCAACACCCGTAAGCCCTGCAAAAAATGCCGATGCTGAATTTAGCAGCCATTGCGCTACGGTTACGCCCTCCAATGCAGCGGTTAAACTTACAAGCGAAATAACCATTTTAACGCCAGTCCAAACGGCTGCTATTTTGGTATAAGCATTGTAAAGAAACAAAGCAGCGGCAGCCGTTCCGATTGCAGCGGCCAATCCCGCAAATGCAACGCGGTTACGGTCAACGTAATCAATAACACTTTTAGCCACATCAACAAAAGAACGAATACCCTGCGTAACTCCAATAATTGCGGGTAAAAACAATTCGCCCAAAGTATATTTCAGTTCTAACCAAGAATTATTCATTCGGTTTAGGTTGCTGGTAACGCTTTCGCGCGCTGCATCAATACCGCCCGCAAATTCTCGTTTTAATTGTTCGGAAAATTTAGGCAAAAATTCTTCTGCCATTAATTTACCCTCACTCATAAACTTATCAAGTTCTGATGTGGTCATACCCATCGCGCGGGCTGCGATTTGAAACGCGCCGGGTATTCTTTCCCCTAATTGGCCGCGTAATTCTTCCGCCTGAACCTTGCCCTTTGATAGCATTTGTTCTAATGCCCGAAATGCCCCTTCTGATTGTTCCGCTGATAAGTGCATCACCGTTGATGCCTGCGCAACACCTTCAAAAACATCGCGAACGCCTTGACCTTGCAAGCTTGTTCCCCTTGCAGCACCTTCAAACTTTGAAAAAGCGGTTGCGGCTGTTAATAAATCAAGCCCTAAAAATTCCGATTGTTGCCTGATATACTCAAAATCTTTTGCTCCCTGTGTTGCGCTACCTGATGCAAAATTTAACTGATTTCTTAACCCCTCCATTTGGGCGGTAGTATTTACCACTTCACGCGCAAACAAACCAACACCAATACCCGCAAATGCAGTTTTTAGGCCATTAAGTGAATATTGAGTTTTAACAATATCCTTGTTTAGCCTCTCGGTTTCATTAGCAGCACTTTTTATTTTGCTGCTGAATAAATCTTGCAGGGTTAGCGTGTACCTTACGCCTTCGTTTTGAACACTCATTACTTTTCCTGTATTGTTCCGTTAAACTTTAATACCCACATTACTTGCTCGGCTGCTTTTGCCCATTCTGAATCGCTTAATTTGTCAGGGTCAACGTGTAAATAAAAACGGATGAGTGCATCCTTTCGGGCGTACTCATCCGTTAGTAACTCTTGGCGAGCGGCCTCTAATTTTTTTTTAAAGTGCCGACTTTTGGTTGCAGCATTTCAATCAATGTAACCTCTGCGCTTCTTAGGGCCTCAAAGTCATCAATGATTAAATTTACGTCATCCCCGCCAATCCAAAGAGATTTTAACAGGCTTTCAATGCCCCTTAATGAATCTTTTTGAATGATTACCGATACCGATGAGTAAACAATCCTGTCAAGTTTTCGTAAAAAAACCGTGATTTTTTTGCCTGTTGAATCATCTACGCTAAGAGTAAAAAACACACCGTACTTTTCTCTCAATTGTTGTTCTGTAAGTTGTTCCATTGTGGTTTAATTATGGCTCAAATTTACTAAACAAATTCAATATGAGAAGGAATAATTTCAAGTTCAACAGGTATCGAAGTGTCGCCCGTTGAAGATGAAATCATGTTGTTTTTAAAGCGAACGTTTCGGATTACGTGCTTAACGGGAATAAGATTCACATCCGTAAAGGTTACGTTTATGTCAAACTCAGGTATATCATGTAAGCGACCGTTTGGCGCAACTGATACCAAGTTTTGAACATCGCCCATTAGGATAGTGATTTTTCCCGCCACTTCAACCGTTCCATGACCGCGCGCAACAGGATAGCGACCCGCTGCATAGATGTTTTCAATGTTTGCAACCTCGCCATACTCGATTGATGTTACCTCCAAAAAAGGAACACCAAGAATATTTACCGTAATGTCAGCGTATTCGTACGCCTTGCCATTAATTAGTGGAATGATATTTTGTGCCATGTTTTAAGCTACTGAAACAACAAAACCTACTTTTACCTCAATAAACCTTGCAACACCAATCGGAACGAGTTGTATTGTTAATTCAAGGGTTGATGTGGATAGTACGTTCTGTGTTGGGTTAATAATTACTTTGTGTGCAGAAAGTTCATTGTCGGCCTCCATTTGAACAAGTGGTTGGTTTGCTAAACTCTCAAAAAAGCCGATTGTATCGAGCGAAAGTGTGCCATCTGCGTTTACTTTCAATGGGCCCGACAATGATGGTAACAATGCAGCGCGAACAACGCGGGTAACTTTATCGTAAACGCGGTTGTTTTCAATTGTGCTGTAATCGGATGTTGATGTTACCGATGTTTTTGAATCGCTGAAATAACTTCCTGATATTCCGATATGCTTTACAAGGAAAACATAAGCGTAATTGTTTAGGCTCTGAAATTGCGAATCAGCTAAATCGGTGTAAAGTTGACCGTTTGCAAATGCAATAGTGTCAAGTTCTGTTCCGCCTGATGCCATGTTAAATTTCTGAATCCATGCAATTGAATCGCTTACCGAAGCTAAGGAAATCGCCCCAATAAAAGCACCTACAATACCAACAGATTTGCCCGTTGCCTTGTAAATGTGGTAGCCTGTACCGGCCCCATCCTGCGCAATTGATGCTGTTACTTTTGGCGCGGTCAGCGTTGAAGTGTCTGTCAATGATGCTACCGATGCAGTTGCGCTAATTTCCGCGTTCAAAACAATTTGTAAAGGTTTATAAACAGCGGTATTTGCTGTTGCGATTGCTTGCAGGGCGGTTAATTGCGCTGTTGAAAATGCAACATTCTTTTCAAATACCCCGATTTGCTTAATCGCTCCCTGTGCAAAGTTTTGCATGGTAGTAATTGCAGCAAAAGTGTATGTTGAACTTTCTTCTTCGTACAAACCTACATACAATTCGCCTTTAGGTTGAATGCGGAAATACTCGCTGATGTGGTAGTGTAAAGTATCAATCCACGATGCAACACCTAAAACGGTTGAACCCGATCCTGTGGGTTGCGTCCATGTTCCTGTTGTGCCTCCTGTGATTGCGCTTGCATACGGTGTGCCTGAATTTGGAAAAATACCTTCACCGCCCTTTGTGGTAATAAAAAGCGAATTGGTTGTATTGTCAGCAGTGAATCCGTGTGTGTTTGTTCCTGCATTGATAGCGTTTTTTAAAGCAGCAGCAGCGGTGGTGGTCGAGGTAACATCGGCCAATACCATTGTGTAGGTACTTAATACAGTTTCAACCCCATCAATTCCTGTGTAAGTTATTGCAACGGTGTCGCCAACGGCAGGAGTTCCACCGATAACAAGTTTTGCAACGGCTTTGGTTTCGCCTAAATGCGCGTCAGTTATTCCCAAGGCTTCGGCATCGGCAACAGAAAAAACTTTTTTAATTCTGTCGGAACTTGTAAATCCTGTTGGTAACGTTGCGCCCGATGCGTAGTAATGCAAATGCCCGCTGATATAGTCAGTACCTGTTAGTGGTCTGCCTAATCCGTTTGGGCTTTGTATGAATGTAATATTTGGTAGTGGCATAGTGTTTTTTGTTTTAAAAAAAGCCTACCTACTTTGCAGCGGATAGGCTTTTTTCATTGGTTGTTAAACGTTATTAAGATACCCAAGTTTGTACCAAGGCAGCAACACCCTTCTGGTCGGAACGGATGATTGAGCTACCTAACATTACATCCATGTTGAAGATAGAACCCAAGTATTCAGGTTTACCGTTTCCGTTTGAACCAGCATCGTAATACGGGGTCATTGCACCCAATGCGCGGGCAACGGTTGAAGGATGGAATGCGATGCAAGCTAAACGGTCATCAGCAGCAGCAGCAGCACCTACAGCCTTTGCACTTGTTCCTGTTTTGGTAAATACTGCAACGGTTGGGCGAATCATGATTTCAAAACCATACAACATTGCAACCGTTCCGGTCTGCAATACGTTTCCTTGATTTTGGAAACCGTTGTAAGATGCGCGTAATACATCGCTAATCGCAAGTAATTGGAAGAACATATCAACGTTCATCAATAACTTTCTTCCCATTCTTGACACATTGTCCTTATCCAATTTAGAGGCCAATGATGCGATGTCGGCAAGGGTTACTTCCTTACGTGTTCCTGTGCCCGATGGAGGCAATGCGGTTGCGCTTGCTGCGCCTGTGGTAAGGATAATGTTTGAGTTTCCGCTTGCGCACCATGAAACAGCAACATAATTACCGATTGTTTCGGTAAGTGTTGACATTTGTTGTCCAATTACCGATTGGCGTTTGTCGTAAGAAACTTGCAACTCATCAATGTTTGGAATCAGGGTAGGTGTCAAAGCGTACTGATTTAAATCGTAAGTCAAATCAGTATCGGTTCTTTCCGCAATTGAAAGCGGGTAGCTCGATGGATTAACGATTACGTTTGGATTTGCGCCTGACTGCGGAACGTGTACGGTCTTAAAAGAAATGTACGCGCTGTGGTCAGTCGAAAAGGGCAAAAAGGCTGCGTTTTGATTTAGTGCATTCTGAATATCAGAAACCCAAATCTCTTTTAATAGTGCCATTGTGTTTGTGTTGTTTGGTTAGTGTTTGGGTTAATTAGTCGATTTGAATTTTTGCGCCACAAGGCAAAAATGTTGTTCCATCAAACCAAAAGGATTGACACCATGTTTTTCCTGCTACGCCTGTAACGGTCGGGCCATCAATGGCTGTTCCGAAGGTGAAGGTTTCGGTTGCGGTTGTTTTTACTTTCAGATGCAATAATGCACCCGCTTTTAATTCACTCGATATTGTTAAATCAAGCGTTGCGTTGCCTGTTAAGGTTGTTAATGAA